AAGTAGTGCCAGCAAACAAACCACCTTCCTACGGGTGGTTTTTTTGTTTCTATTGTCAGTTAAGTTTCCAAACCGAATCTGGCAACGTATCCATGTCGTAATCCTCGCCAACAATCAAACTGTAATCAACATTGATAGCTGGACTCAATTGCAATAAAACCTTCATAGCATGCCTCGATTGTAAAAAATGGAGAGGCAAATACACCACACAAGAACAAAATGTGGTATAATTTACGGGCGCAAGGTTCGTGCCTCGACCTGTTGGGGGCTGTCGCACCCGCGTAGACGCGACCAGAAACCCCGCTTTCGGGCGGGCGGGACTGTCAAACCAAACGAGGCAGAGAATATGAATCCAGATAACATCGTACTTGCAGGGCTGATCTTTAGCGCCATAGCTGTAGCTCTAGGGCTGGTTGCTCTGGTTGCTCTGGCTGCGTACGAGTCGTTCCTTGAAGACGAGGGCGGGGATGATGACATCGAGAGCAACTACTGGGACGTAAGATGACCAAGCCAAAACCAAAGGCAGGCACGCCCAAGGCTGGCAACTCCCCCAGAGCGAAAAAGCCAAGCACACCCAAGACCACCCAAAAGCCAACCAAGGCCAAAAAGCCAAAAGCACCACCAAGGCCAAGGGGCGCACCAAGCACATATACGGTAGAGCTAGGCAACACTATCTGCCACAGGCTCATAGAGCTTGGATCACTACGCAAGGTGTGTGACGCTGAGGATATGCCAGACAAGGCCACAGTATTTAGATGGCTATTAAAGTCAGACGGGGAAAATCCAGACCCTGACATGGTAATTTTTCGCGACCAATACGCGCGCGCCCGTAGATTGTCAAAGGAATTCCAGTTTGATGAACACTGGCAGGACGTGGAAAAAACGGCATACGTTCCGGTGTTGATTGATGACGTCCCCCTTATTCTGGATGGTAAGCCGGTTATGCAGGTCACTGCACAATCGGTTCAGCTTGCACGGTTGAAGCACGATGCGTGGAAGTGGCAGGCCAGCAAGGAAGACCCCAAAAAGTACGGCGACAAGATCACACAGGAAGTGGTCGGGGCGAATGGCGGAGCGGTTCAATTCGAGCATACAGTAGACCCTGCGAAGCTTTCCGATTCTGCCCTGACTGAATTACTGGCGGCACGTGTCAGCCCAAATCCAGCTAACTGATGCCGACTGGCTTGCGATAGAGCGGGAGGCGTGTAGGCGTTCGCTGGCTACGTTTGTCCGGCAGGCATGGCACGTTATCGAGCCAGCACAGCCATATATTCACGGATGGCACATTGACGCTGTATGCGCCCACCTTGAAGCGGTGACCCGTGGAGATATAACCCGGCTACTGATAAACATCCCCCCAGGCACGATGAAATCGCTGTTGGTTTCGGTATTCTGGCCTGCTTGGGAGTGGGGCGCGTGTGGTATGCCGTCGACTCGGTATGTTGCTGCCAGCCATTCACAGGAATTTGCTATCAGGGATACCCTGAAAATGAGGCGGCTTGTTTCGTCTGACTGGTATCAGCGGTTGTGGCCTATCCCGTTAACGAAAGATCAAAACGAAAAAACCAAATTCGAGAACCAGAAAACCGGCTTTCGGCAGGCGATGGCTATGGCGTCATTGACCGGCACAAGGGGCGACAGGGTAATAATTGACGATCCCCATAGTATCGAGGGGGCTATCAGTGACGCCGACCGCAACCGGACGCTGAGGGTATTTCAGGAAACTGTGCCATCACGGCTATCTAATCCAGATCGGTCGGCAATCATTGTCGTAATGCAGCGCATACACGAGCTGGATGTGTCAGGCTTTATCCTGTCTGATGCGGGCAATCACGGGTATACCCACCTCATGCTCCCGATGGAATACGAGCCTGAGCGCCGCAGTGATTCAACCCTGTTTGATGACCCGCGCACCATTGACGGTGAGCTATTGTTCCCTGAGCGATTCCCTCGGGACGTGGTGGACAGGGATAAACGCATGATGGGAAGCCATGCCGTAGCCGGTCAGTTCCAGCAAAGGCCAAGCCCGCGTGGCGGGGGCATGATTCGGGGTGATTGGTTTGGCAGATATGACCAGCTTCCCAAGATGACCGCAAAAATGGTATTTGCCGATACCGCAATGAAAACCAAGGAGCGGCACGACTTTAGCGTGTTTGAATGCTGGGGCAAGGGGGATGACGGCAAGGCGTATCTGATTGACCTTATCAGGGGCAAGTGGGAAGCGCCGGAATTAAAGCGGCGGGCGGCTGACTTTTGGGCGAAGCATTCCGATTGCCGGAAAATGATGGTGGAGGACAAGGCCAGCGGCACAGGGTTAATCCAGTCACTCAAGACCGATGATAAAATCCCCGTCTTTGCCATCCAGCGCAACACCGACAAGACCACCCGCGTAATGGATGCTGCGCCACATATTGAAGCCGGTTATGTTATGATTCCACGAGAGTCGCCGTGGGTGTCTGATTTTATCGGGGAGTGTGAGGCTTTTACGGCTGATGATAGCCATGCCCACGATGACCAGATAGACCCGATGTGTGACGCCATCAAAGAATTTTTGCAGACCAAGCGTAGGGGATTCTATGCGTAACCCATTCAGGCGCAAGCCTAAGCCGGTAGAGCCGGTGCAGAAAGACACCGTACCGGTTGAAAAGCGCGGCGGGTTTTACACGGCCGACCACTTGAAAGGCGTTGACCGAGCTACGTTGTGGCAGAATATCCACTCGCTGGCGTTTCAGCGTACAGGCAAAGACCTCAAAATAGCGGCTGTCGGTCACCCTACCGGTATGGATGCGGCGGGAAGCCTTAACAATACCGCCTCTGTCTACGGGTTCGGGGCTATTGGCGTGCCTGATGCCCAAGCCGGATGGTATGCCAGCCAGACGTTTATCGGCTACCAGATGATGGCTTTGATCGCCCAGCACTGGCTGGTAGACAAGGCTGTAACCATGCCTGCCCGTGACGCTGTGCGGAATGGTTACGAGCTGACATTTAACGGCGGCGACAAAATCGACCCGAAGGTAATCGACCGGATACGCAAGGCCGACCGGCGCATGAGACTGAAAGAGAACATGATCCAGTTCGCGCGGATGAATCGCATTTTTGGCGTGCGCGTTGCGTTGTTCAAGATCGAATCGCCTGATCCATATTATTACCTAAAGCCGTTCAATCCTGATGGCGTAAAAGCCGGATCGTACAAAGGGATTGCACAGGTTGACCCGTACTGGATAACCCCAGAGCTATCAGGTGACGCGGTTAATGACCCGTCAAACTTGCATTTTTACGAGCCGACATATTGGGTAATTCAGGGTAAGCGGTATCACCGTTCGCATTTGGTCATATCGACCTTGGGCGAGGTTGCGGACGTGATGAAGCCCACCTACTATTTCGGTGGCGTGTCGATACCGCAAAAGATATACAATCGGGTGTACTGTGCGGAGCGCACGGCAGACGAAGCCCCACAGCTTGCCATGACAAAGCGGACAAATATACTCGCGACCGATGCGACGGCCGCACTGGCTGATGAAGACAAGTTCACCAACAACCTCGCGCGCGGTTTACAGTATCAGGACAATTTCCAGAAAGTCATTATCGACAAAGGCCAGGAGGAAATGACTCAACTGGATACAAGCCTTGCAGACCTTGATGACCTGATAATGTCACAGTTCCAGCTTGTGGCGGCTGCGGCTGGTGTACCGGCTACCAAGCTTATCGGGACAACCCCGAAGGGTTTTAACGCCACCGGCGAGTATGAGGAATCAAGCTATCACGAGGAATTGCAATCAATTCAGGAGTGTGACATTGATCCACTTTTGGAGCGGCACTACCTGTTGTTGATGCGGTCAGAGTTTGACGGTATGCATGAGCCTATCGTGGTCTGGAATGCGCTTGATGCCCAGACGGCAGAGGAAATGGCGGCTGAGAACAAGACCAAGGCGGAAACCGATAAATTGTTGTTTGATGCTGGCGCCATTGACGGCGTAGACATTCGCGCACGGATTCAGGCTGATCCGAAATCAGGCTATAACGGCATAGAGTCGGAAGTACTGGAAGATGGCGAAAGTATTATTGACGCGTAAGCGTGCAGAGAATGCACGTAAGGCAAAGCGCAATACTGCCCTGAAAGGCGGCAAGCTGGCATTCCCTGCGGGCGTGTATGACCGTTACCGGAAGCAACTGGATAGGCTTGTGTTGCAGATGACGCACAAGACGAAAAAGGAACTGACGCGGTTATTTGTGGCTGAACAATTCGGGACGCAGGATGCCAGCGTTGCGAGCCAGTCGCGTATTTTATTGTCTGCGATGCAAACACAGTTTCAGTCTATGTTTGACTGGATAGCCAAGGCAGAGGCAAGCCGGATGGTTGAAGGGGCCGACAAGGCCAGCCAAGGCGCAACTTATGCCAGCCTGAAAGAGTTATCCGGTGGTCTGTCAATCAAGACAAGCACACTATCGGCGGCGGCAAAGGAAACACTAAAAGCGTCCGTGGTTGAAAATGTGGCGCTGATTAAATCAATACCGGCTCAGTATTTCGACCAGATCACGCAGGCCACAATGCGTAGTATTACCTCGGGTAACGGATTGGCAGACCTTGCCCCGGCACTGGAAAAGTACGAAGGCATAACCAAGCGTAGAGCGGAATTTATCGCACGCGACCAGACAAGCAAGGCATACGCCAACATGAACCGCGACAGGATGATTAAGGTCGGGGTCAAAAAGGCGGAGTGGATACACTCGGGCGGCGGTAGTCACCCAAGAGAAACGCACGTAGAGATGGATGGTAAAGAGTTCGACATTGAAAAAGGCATGTATGATAGTGCTGTGGGCGAGTGGATACAGCCCGGCACAGAAATCGGGT